CCGTGTTCCACGAAGTGCTGGAAACCGTGTTCCTGCGAACCACCGAGACACCCGAACTCCGCACCCTCGACTACACCCTCGAAGTCACCCTCGAAGTGATGCGTGAGTTATTCCCCACGCTCGTGAGCGACGAGATTGCTGGTGAAATGGAACTCGATGAGGTCGGCGTGCAAACGTTCGCCCGTGACCTCGCCAAGTACATCCGCACCTACTTCACGATGGAGAACCCAGAGAAAATCACCTCAGAAGGCATCGAAATCAAGATGGACGTAGACATGGGCGGGTGGACGCTCCGTGGCATCCTAGACCGCTTAGACCGTGACCCTGACGGCTCGTTGGTGATTGTGGACTACAAGACTGGCAAAGTCCCTACCGACAAGTACAAAGCGGCAGCCATTCTACCTGCCAAGATTTACGCCTACCTGTGTGAGCAAGTTCTTGGAGAGCGCCCCAAGCAGATTCGACTGCTCTACGTTCAGTTTGGCAAGACGCTGGTGATTGATGTCACCGACGAAGATGTCCGCTACGCAGAGCGCCGTGTCCGAGAGGCGTGGGCGAAGATTGAGGGCTGGTACAACGCTGGCTACTTTCCACCAATCGCCAACAATCTGTGCGATAAGTGGTGCTCGTTCAAGGACATCTGCCCCCTCTATTCCACCACCCCCGACGACCCCTTCTAGTCGTCTTTCGTCGTGTCAAGTATTTGACACTTGACATTTCCAAAACTGCCTCTACTGTTCACTATGTCAAGACCTACGGGTTCCCGTTTGGTCAAGTCGTAGAAAGCAGAAGCGAATGGCTCGCAAACTCGTGAAACTGAGCATCAAGGAAACGTCGGGTGTTGACCACCCTGCGCACCTGCACGATGGTTGGGTCGTCATGAAGTCGGCAAGCCCTGCGGATGCTGAAGCGGTGCTTGACGAACTCCGTCCCACTGAAGTCTCGGACGAAGTTGCCCCTGTTGAAGAGGTAACCGAGTTGCCTGCTGAGGAAATCGAAGCAGACGAGATTTCACTGGACACCGCCAAGGCAGCGAACGCTGTTTTGGAAACCCTCAAAGTTTTCAAGGAGAAAACTATGTCTGAAGTTTCAGAGATGACCGATGTTGTCATCGTTCCTGAGGCTGCGAGCGAGGCTGACATCATCAAGGCGATGCCACAGGCTATTCGCAAGATGCTGGACGAGGCTTCGGCTAACGCCGAGGCTGCCCTTCGCAAGGCTGCTGCTTCTGAGGCTGCCCTTATTGCCGAGCGTGAGGCTCGTGCTGATGAGGCTGCTGTCATCAAGGCTGCTGGCTGGTCGCACCTCAACATTGACCCTACGATTGTTGGCCCTGCCCTTCGTCGCCTTTCAGAAGTAGACGGCGTTCTCGCTGGTGAAATCGTCAAGGCCCTCGACAGTGCTAACGCCCTCGTGGAAACCAACGTTGTTTTCACTGAGGTTGGTTCGGACGCTCCCGTCATGACCGACGACGCTTTCTCGAAGATGGAATCGCTTGCTAAGGCCGCTGTTGCCTCTGGCACCGCTCCTTCGTTCGAGGCTGCGCTGATGTCTGTCGCCCAGAGCAACCCCGACCTGTACACGTCTTACCTCAACGAGAAAGGTCGCTAAGCCATGGCTTTCGAGCAGAATCCATACGCCGTCAAGATTACGATGACGGCTGACAACACCCTGAACTCAACCATCACCAACGGAATCGTGTCGTCCTCGCCACAGTTCAAGTTCGTGAAGGTTGCAGGCTTGTCGTCCGCCGCTTTCACTGGTACCACGACCACCAACAGCAGCCAGATTACTGGCATCACTGTTGCGTCGAGTGCTGGAATCGTCCTTGGCGCTCCCGTCACCGCTGCTGCTGGTACCTCGCAGATTCCTGCTGGTGCCTTCATCACGGGCATTACCTACAGTGGTACCAACATCACCGCCGTGAACCTCTCGGTTCTGGCGCTGACCTCGGCTACCGTCACCGCCAACGTGACCCCTTCGTCGCAGCCCTACCAGAACGGCCCTGTTGCCACCCTCGTCACGGCTGCTTCTGACCGTGCCGTCGGTGTTCTTCAGAACCAGCCCATCACCAAGTTGAACTCCAACGCTGGTGTTGAGGGCAACTCTGAGGCCGAAATCACGATTTCGGGCATCACGAAGGTGATTGCTGGCGCTGCCGTTACCGCTGGCGCTCCCATCACGGTTGACAGTTCAGGTCGTGCGGTTTCGACCACGTTCTACCTGTCGGGTACGAACGTCACGTCAACGACGATTCCGTTTGTCGTCGGTACTGCGCTCACCCCAGCCTCGGCTGCTGGTGACGTTATCACCCTCGCTCTGTCGGCTGCCGCCGCCGTGCGTGCTATCTAGAAAGGACTGTGAAATAACATGCCACAGCCATCAGTAAACAACGTTCACATTGACGCAATCCTGACGAACATTTCGGTTGCGTACTTGCAGAACACCAACAACTTCATTGCGGACAAGGTTTTCCCTGTCGTTCCAGTGGACAAGAAGTCAAACCTCTACTTCAAGTACACCAAGGACGACTGGTTCCGTGACGAGGCTCAGCGTCGTGCCGACGGTACGGCTTCCGCTGGTTCAGGTTACGGCCTCACCACGGACACCTATCAGGCCGACGTGTTCGCCTTCCACAAGGACATTGGCGACCAGACCCGTGCTAACGCCGACAACCCCCTCAACCCCGACATGGAAGCGACGCAGTTCGTCACCCAGCGTCTGCTTCTCCGCCGTGAGATTCAGTGGGCGCAGGACTTCTTTCAGGGTGGCGTGTGGGGCACCGACGCTATCGGTGTAACCGCTGGCGCAGGTACCGCTGGTACGACGCAGACCATCAAGTGGTCTGACTACTCCAACGGTCTGCCTATCGTGGACATCGAGTGGGCCAAGTATCAGGTTCTTCAGAACACTGGTTACGAACCCAACACGCTCGTGCTCTCGTACCCCGTGTTTCAGAAGTTGAAGGCTCACCCCACGCTGGTTGACCGCTACAAGTACACGCAGGCTGGTGCCATCATCACCGAGGACTTGATTGCTCAACTCTTCGGTCTTGACCGTGTGCTCGTCGCCAAGGCAGTCGTGAACACGGCTGACGAAGGCTTGACTGGCTCGTACAACTTCACCGCCAACAACAACGCTCTGTTGTGCTACTCGGCTCCTAACCCTGGTCTGATGACCCCTTCGGCTGGTTACACGTTCATGTGGACTGGCGTTTCGGGTGGCCTCGGCACCACGGTTGGTGTTTCACGCTTCCGCATGGAAGAGTTGAAGGCTGACCGTGTTGAAGGTGAAATCGCCTTCGACGACAAGGTTGTTGCCGCCGACCTCGGCTTCTTCTGGAACTCGATTATCTAAGTTCCAAAGCAGTTCAGTGAAATCCCCCTCGGCCTTCGGGTTCGGGGGGGATTTTGCTTTACTGTGGTACGCTAAATCTCATGAGTACTCCAACACACCGTGTTACAAAGTTGCTGTCCGCAGGTGATTTTGACTACAAGGTCAATGAACTTGTTGACGCTTCCAACTGGGCGAACTTGCAGGCGCTTGTCAGCACCGACTACCTCGTCAAGTTGAGCAGCGACGAGATTGCCGAACTCACCGCAACGGTTGAGCCAGAAGAGGCTCCCGTGGTGAAAACGGTTCCCGTCAAGAAGGCTCCTTCCAAGAAGCCCGTCGCTAAGAAAACCACTAGGTAGAAAGCCGTAACGCAGGTCGCCTATGAAGTTTTACATCAGTGGCGCAATGCGTGGCATACCTCAGGGCAACTTCCCAGCCTTCAACAAAGCGTCAGATGCCCTTCAGAGGGCAGGATACGACGTTTACAACCCAACTGGGGGCAGAGATACCCCAGACGAGACTGTGGGCCGCTCAGAGGCGTTTAGGGCGCACCTGAAGGAACTCCTAGAGTGCGACGCAATCGCCGTTCTCATGGGGTGGGCAACCAGCGAGGGTGCGAAGGTGGAAATGGCTGCGGCAGTAGCGGCAGGATTGGAAACTTACGCCATCTACCCCAATCGTCCCCCTGCGCAAATGCTGGAGAGACTAACCAACGTCAACATCATCACCAGAGCAGAGGTCATTCATGTCAAATGAGTGGACTGACGGGACGCTTCCCGACTGGTACGACGCAAACAACCCTTGGAACGACCACCCATTTGTCCGCACGGGTGGCGAACTAACCCGTGGTGAAAAGGCTGCGGATGCGGTGCGCAACAAAATGGGTTCATGGGGATTCGTGGGCACATTCTTGGTGTTCATGGCAATCTGGGCAGCGGTCAATGTCTTTTGGCTGAACAACAAGGGGTTCGACCCGTACCCGTTCATCTTGCTAAATCTCTTCCTCTCGATGTTGGCTGGCTTGCAAGGGGCGATTCTGCTGATTGCCGCCAAGCGAGCCGATGCCGTCTCCGCAGAGCAAGCCTTGTCGCACTTGCAAATCTCTAAGGAGAGTGCCGAAGTACTCCACCGCCTCGAAGTAGAACTTCGTGAGGTCAAGAAGTTGAGCCATGAACTGCGCACGTTCATGGGCGATGCCCAGCAGTAAAGGGCTTCATTTCACCAATCCTGTGGCAGAATAGACACAGCGCAAACCCCTAGGAGTAGACATGGCTCAGGTATTCTTCAACCAAGGCTTGACAAAGATTTTCAACCAACTTGCCGTGCCTACTGGCACCACGCCTTCTGGTACCGCCCCGACCTACTACCTTGGTCTTTTCACTAACTTCTCTGGTACCACGGTTCCTGCCGCTACGGTCACCCTCGCCACGTTGAACTCTTCGGGTTACGAAATCTGGGGCGCTTCTGGCACCGCCGCATCGGGTTACAGCCGCCAGTCTGTCAACTTTGCTGCCATTGCAACCGCTACTGCATACAACGCTGGTTCGCCAGTTCTTTCCACCACGCCTAGCGCCTCAATCGCTTCTGGCTCGTGGACTGCTTCGCTTTCTTCGACCACGGGTGTCGCCATTGGTATGACCGCCAACTTCGACAGCACTGGTACCTCGGAACTCAAAGTCATTACGGGTATCTCTGGCTCGACGGTAACGGTTTCTTCCGCCTTCACCTCATCGCACACGACTAGCGCAACCGTTCTCATCGGTGACACCGTGAATGGTGAAAAGTCAACGGGCGGTCAGGTTACGTTCACGGCGACTGGTTCGTGGCCTCAGGCGAACGGCTACTTCATTACGGATGCCGTTTCCAGCACCACGACAGGAAACATTTACTACGCCGCCAACTTCGCAGATGGTTCAGCAACCAATGCAGGCCCGACCCTTGGAGCGAACGACACCCTGAAGGTTACGCCTACTTGGTTGCTGAGCAACTAAGGGGATAACCCTTAGGGGCTGAAATGGCAAGAACTCCCTATTCGCTCAACAGTTACACGGGCGAACCATACGCTGCGCTTCTAACGTCGCCCATCGGGGCCACGGATACCACCATCTACCTGACCTTCTCGGCAGGCATCGGCTCGTGGGCAGGACTTGGCATCAACGGCGGTTTCTACCTCGCCCTCGACTACGGAACGTCGCTCGAAGAGCACATCTACGTCCCAGCCAACGTCTACAACTGGTCAGGTTCTAATGTCACTTTGACGGGCGTGGTGCGTGCGTTTGACACCGCTACGTCGGGTACTGGAATGTCGCACGCTTCGGGTGCGTCCGTTGTTCCAATCATGACCTCGACGGACATCTCAGAGGCAAACTACGCCGTTGCTGAAACCGTTGGGCAAATCGTCGCATCTGGCGACCTTCTCATTGGCTCAGGTGCCAACTCACTCGCTCGACTGCCACAAGGCTCTACGGGACAAGTGCTCACTGTTGGTGCATCAGGGCTTCAGTGGGGTTCTACGGGCACGCAGGGTACCCAAGGTACCCAAGGTACCCAAGGCTTTCAGGGGACGCAAGGAAGTCAAGGGACACAGGGAAGCCAAGGCTTCCAAGGTGTTGGGTACACGCCAGTTGTAAACAACAATCAACCCATTACCTATGGGGCGAGCCTTGTCGGAACAACGCTAACAATTTCCACTCCATTCAACAGTGGAAATCCTTACGGCTTTAGCGCACTTCAAGTTGGTCAGCGAGTTCGACTGTGCGCTCAATCAGCGCCTACAACAAACTATGCAGAAGGCATTTTGACAACCGTAGACGGAACGTTTCCAGCAAGCGCCTACGTCATCTTTACGGTTGACTACTCGGTTGGCGACAGTGTACCTCGTAGCCCAAACACCCTTTTCCTTACGGGTGCGGTTGGTTCGCAAGGTCTACAGGGAAACCAAGGCAACAGCGGCAATAACGGCGTACAAGGCGTACAAGGAGTGCAGGGTACGCAAGGAGTACAGGGCGTACAGGGCAATCAGGGGTTCCAAGGTAATCAAGGGCTAATTGGTAACACTGGTGCGCAAGGTACACAGGGCGTGCAAGGTGTACAAGGTAACACTGGCTCACAGGGAAATCAAGGAAATCAAGGAACGCAAGGTGTCCAAGGAACGCAAGGTGTCCAAGGCGCTTCCTCAACGCTGAACGCCCACCAATCGTGTGAGGCAGTCCAAACTACGCCCCTTGGAAACTCTCCTTCATACACGGCTGGTAGTGCAGACGCTGAAAACGGTACGGGTGTCGGGGCATACATTGTTGCGACGACGAACGGCACCCTTTCGATTGATGGTTACACCACCCCTTACCTTGCAGTCGGTGACCGTGTTCTTATTGCTGGTCAGTCTGACAAAACCCAAAACGGCATCTACACAGTCACCGCCACTGGCTCGTCATCGGCAAAATGGAAACTGACCCGTGCTACCGACTACGACAATCACCTCGTTGGTCAGGTCGAAGAAGGCGACTACGTTTTCGTTACCGACGGAACGGTCTATGCAGGAACGGCATGGATTGAGAATGGCAACGGTTCCAATCCTGACGGCTCAATTCGCATTGGCACCGACAACATCTCGTTCATTCAGACCAACTCCGTCGGCCCACAAGGGCCGCAGGGTATTCAGGGTGCTGGTGGTGTAATCGCCAACTACCTTTCTGCTTACGACACAACTACGCAAACCGTTTCTTCCACGACTGTTGCCAACATCGTAAACATCAACACAACAGTTGCCAACTACGGCGTGACCATTGTTGGTGGAAACAAAGTTACGTTTGGCAACGCAGGAACGTACAACGTTCAGTACTCAATCCAGTTCACCAACTCGGACAGTAACTCCGACAACGTGGACGTATGGATACGCCAAAACGGTGTTGACGTTGTTGAAAGCAACTCCATCTACAACGTCTCAGGAAATAGCCACGGCGGTTCTGGCGCACTAATCGCCTCTATCAACTACATAGTCAACGCCAATGCAAACGACTACATTCAGTTGATGTGGGCACCGTCTAGTACAACTATTGCCATCACCACTTCAGGTTCGCAGACAAGCCCCACCGTCCCAGCAACTCCTGGGGTTATTTTCACTGCCCAACAAGTCACTTATCAAGGGGCACAGGGTAACCAAGGAAATCAGGGCAATCAGGGGCTTCAGGGTGTCCAAGGAAATCAGGGGTTCCAAGGTAACCAATCCTCAATCGCCGTCGGCACTGTTTCCACCACGTCATACGCCAATCCCGCCGTCGTCACAAACGTCAGTGTGACTGCTGGGCAAGGACTGTTCAACTTCACTTTGCCACAAGGCCCACAGGGTCAGGCAGGCACAAATGGAACCAGCGGTGCGCAGGGCTATCAGGGTAATCAAGGAAACCAAGGTAACCAAGGTGCGCAAGGCATTTTCACCTCTGGCAACGGTCTGCCCCCATACGACACGACGCTTCTCTGGCTAGACACAACCGCTTCGGGGAATGGTACTCAAGGCCCTCAGGGTGGTGGAAACATGAGTACGTCCACCTACGACCCAGCCAGTATTGCCCAGCAGGTTGTGGGAACGACGGCTTCTCAGACCCTTACGAACAAGACCCTGACTTCGCCCATCATCAACTTCCCCATCATCGCTTCACCAATCGAAAGCGTAAACCTCTCGACGGCGCAGTTGAGCAACGCCGTCCCAGCGTCAATCCCTCTCAACACCCAGTCGGTGTACTACTACAACTCGTATTCACCAACCGCTCCGTGGCAGTTGAACTTGACAAATGCTCCAACTACTGCTGGTCAGTCAATCACAGTTGCCCTCATGGTCAACAACTCGGCAACTGCGTACTTGCCCAGCAACATTTCAGTGAACGGATACCAAGCGGGCGCTTCGACTGCCATCTCTGCCATTTCGTATACGGGTGGCGTTGTTACCTACACTGCCAGCAACTCTCTGGTAGCAGGGCAGGAAGTGTACATTACGGGTGCGACAGGAAACAGCAACTTCAACGGTTCGTGGGTTGTCCTCAGCGCCACGTCGTCGTCCTTCTCGGTAACAAATCCAGCCACGGGTGCAACGTCAACCGCATCGTTCACCACTCTCCCAGCGCAAGGTGCTACGAACAACGGCATCACGTCGTACTACCAAGGTGGAATGGCGTGGTCTAGTGCGGACGTTTCTACCCTCGATGTGTACGTCATCAACGTAATCTGTACGGGCACCAATACTTGGACGCTACTCCTAAACCTGAATAAGTACTAATGTCCCCCATCATTTCAGCACGAGCAGAGATGTCGGTGGACGCTTACGGTGAGTTCCAAACCGTTCAATTCAACCAATCAACTGGCTCGCACCTTTACACGGCAACTCAGTACTCCCTTTCTTCCACGGCATCAAACAATGTGCAAACGTACACATGGACGTGCCCAGCAGGTGTGTACAACGTCAGCATTGTGTGCATTGGCGCAGGCGGTGGATTGTACGGCGGCGGAACTTCGTACTTTGGAAACGCAAGCATTGTGGCTTCTTCTGGTGGAAAAGCCAACGGTACGGGTGGCACGGTTTTGGCAGGAACTGGTGGCTCAGGCGGTGCTGGCAACGCCTACAACGGTGCAGGTGGCGGTGGCGCAGGCGGATACTCTTCCACGGGCGGTGCAGGCGGTTCGACACTAAATACTGGCGGTGGCGGAAGTGCAGGCGGAACGTCAACCGACGGCGGCGGTGGTGGCGGGTCTGGCTACTACCAAAACAGCGCACGAGTGAGCGGCGGCGGTGGTGGTGGCGGAACGGGCGTGTATGGCGCAAACTCTGGCTACTCAGGAACGGGTGGGGCAAAGGGCACCTTTGCTTCCAACGTTGCGTCGGGCGGAACAGGTGGCGGTAGCGGAAGTTCTGCTGGTGGAAACGGCGGACAGTCGGACGCAAGTGGCAATCAAATAGACACGGTGGGCACGGCTGGCGCTTCAGACACGAGTACTTATGGGCTTGCTGGCGGTATAGGTGTCTCTTGGAGCAACTACCAATCACCAACTCTTGACTACGGCGGTTCGGGTGGCGGTGGAGCGTTCGGCGGTGGCGCAGGGTTTAGCGTCCCAAGTCCGCCGTACAGTGGCGCTGGGCAGACCACTACCTTTGCAAGCATTGCTTCTGGCGGTGGTGGAGCATTGGCATACATCAACAACTACTCAGTCGTTCCAAATCAAACGTACACGGTGCAGGTAGGAACTGCAAGTGGTGGTGGAACATCAACGCTCATAAATCCCGTCACAATAACTGGGAACGGAAGCGTGACAACTGTTACTGCCTCAAACACCTTCAAGGCAGGGCAGTTCGTTTACCTAGGTGGCATCAATGCCACCTATAACGGGACGTACCTGATTACCAGTGCTAACGCATCTTCTTTCACGGTCAACTCGACGTACAGCGGAACCACAGCCTCTGGGTCGGTAAACAGCCCTAGCCTAGCCGCCAACATTCAGGCTGGCGCAGGCGGTGGGGCGGTGCGCATCGTGTGGGGCATCGCTGGTCTTACTCGCAACTTCCCGTCAACTAATGTAAATACCACGACAAACGAGGTGGTCAACTAATGGCAAACGCAGTAATCGCATTCGTAGACGCTGGTGGAAACGTAACGCTCGTCCTCAACACGGACGACACGCTCGCTACGTCGTTCACCTCTTCGGCGCACATCATTGACGTAACCAATGACGACATCGTTCCAAATGTCGGTTGGACATACGACGGCGCAAACTTTATTCCACCACAGACCCTTAGCGCCATTCCCTTTGCGCCCAATCCCAACCCAATCGCCTAATGGAAATCTTCCATCACCACATTCCAAAAGCAGGCGGAACGTACATCAAGTCTGCCCTGCTTGACCCTTTGGTCTACGCCCACGGCGTGGAAGGACACGAACTTTTCACCACTGGAAGCCAGCAACATTACGGTTGGAAGGACGTTGACGACGAGACGTTTGTCATCAGTTCAATCCGAGAGCCAATGCGTCGTCTCGTCAGCCACTACACCCACATTCGCACGCAGATTATGGACGATTATTTCACCTTTGACGAGTGGCTTGATGAGTACGAAGTAGCACTAACCAACTACCAGAGCAAGATGTTCGTTTACTCGTGGGACGGGGTACCGCCAGTGCCACTGAATGACTTGAACACCAAGCCAATCGAGGTGGACGGCGAACTGGTGCGCACGAACGTCAAGCGAGTGGACGTGCTTCTCCGTGACAACCAACTCAATGGTGAAACGCTAGAGGACGTTCGCAAAGCAATCTGCACACGGTTTGACCTGCCCGACCTCATCAACGCCAAATACACCATGCCGAACTACAATGCCAACACGCAGAGCCAGTTGACCTTCAACAGTCTGTCGTATTCGCAAGTCAAGCGCCTTCAGAAAATGACGGAAGCGGACAGTGAAATCTACATGGACAACTCGTTGTTTTGGAAGCAGGGACAGTGATTATCCAGATAATCGGGCTTCCGACGGCTGGGAAAACAGTTCTTGCAGAGGCGCTGTCAGAATGGCTTGGCGCTATTCACCTCAACGCAGACGCAGTTCGCAAGCACGTTAGTAACGACCTTGGCTTCTCGCACGCAGACCGCATCGAGCAAGCACGTCGTCTTGGTGGAATGGCTCGTCTGTTTGAGGAACAAGAGTTCACCGTCGTCGTTGATTTTGTTTGCCCGACGGCAGACACCCGTGAAGCATTTGGCGAACCAGACTTCTTGATTTGGGTAGATAGAATAGGGTCAAGTCCATACCCCGACACCAACGCCATGTGGGAAACGCCTGACGCAGACCTCGTAATCAAAGACGGTTTGACCGTTGAGCAAGAACTTCAGATGGTTTTGGAACTAATCCGAAAGGCGCAGTGAAATGGCACAACTGAAGTATTTTGTCCCAGTATCTGGGTCTCCGTTTACGCCCGTCTTTGTGGGTGGTGCCCCGAATAACGTTACTTTCACCTCTACCACTGGTATGGCTGTCGGAATGTCAGTGGAGAATGCGTCCGCTGGTGTAAACACGGTCATTACGCAGATTGTAGGTTCGACCAACATTCTTGTTGCCAACTCAACGGGTATCACCACATCAACTCCGCTCGTTATCGGCTCGTGGGTTACCGCCGTCGTCGGCTCACAGGGACTTCAGGGCAATCAGGGTATCCAAGGGGTGCAAGGAGTTCAGGGCGTACAGGGTATCCAAGGTGCCCAGTCAACCTTGATTGGGCCTCAGGGTTATCAAGGTTTCCAAGGTAACCAAGGATTTCAAGGTAACCAATCTTCCATTGCCGTCGGTACGGTCACCACAACGGCGTACCCCAACCCTGCAATCGTCACCAACGTCTCCGCAACTGCTGGTCAGGGCGTATTCAACTTTACCCTTCCTCAAGGGCCTCAGGGAAACCAAGGTTTTCAGGGCAACCAAGGAAACTCAGCCGTCTCTCAGAACGCCGTGTTCAATGCTCCCTACGAGGCATTCACTCTCGGTGGTAGTTCAATCGCATCTTCCAGCACGGTCACCATTGCACTTGCCACTAACCCTGCCTTCGCCTATTACAACGGTGGTGTCGGCGGTCAGTACACCATTGCAATCACGGGTGCGCCAACAACTTCTGGTCAGTCCGCCACCGTAGTCTTTTCAGTACTGAACGGTGCGACTGCGTATGCCCCGTTTACCTACACGCTCAATGGAACAAACTCGTACTCAAGTACAACCCAGTTTCCACCAAGTGGCAACACGTCAAATGGCATCACAACGTTTTGGCAGGGTGGCACCGCTCCATCGAGCGCCAACCCATCAACCGTTGACGTGTACACGTTCACCATCATGTCAACGGGTACCAGCACTTGGACGGTCTTTGCCTCACAGGTCAAGTACTAATGCCCTTTCCAAATACGTTTGCTGAAGGAACGGCTCGTGGTGCAGGGTTTGAGACTACCGACACACGCACAGTTTACTCGCATCTTTTTCTACCAACCTCGAACAACTACAACGCTTACGCTGTGTCGGCGGTTTCGGGAACGACGGTAACCGTCGCCAGTACGGGAAACATCTCTGCTGGAATGAACGTGTTTACGTCCACCGCCACCTCGGTATGCAGGAACGTCACGACGGTCGCTTCAGTTGTGAGTGCCACGACCTTCACAGTGTCAAGCGCCACGGGTATCACCACAAGTGTCACGTTGTACGTTGGCTACGGAAACATTCCATTCAATGGTACGGGCGGTTATTCCACCACTTACTCTTGGGTAAGCCCCGTGACCGCCACAGCCACCATTCTTTGCATCGGCGGTGGCGGTGGCTCTGGCTCTGGTGGAACGCCCTTTGCTAGTTCCAACTACGGCAATGGTGGCTCATCATCGTTCTCCAATGGAACGTACACGCTTACCGCTAATGGTGGAAAAACGGGCGCAAACCCTACGGGCGGAGCAGGCGGAGCCATTTCAACATCAGGAACTCTTGGAACCGTAACGTACTCAGGTTATGCAGGTGGCGCTGGTGGAACGGGGAGTGCTGCTCGACAGGCTGGCGGCGGCGGTTGCGCTGGTTACAATGCTGCTGGTGGAACGGGTGGGGCGAACAATGCCTCAGGGACTACTGGCGCTGCTGGGGGCGGCGGCGGCGGTGGTGCTGGTGGAAACACCAACAATGAAACCTATTTCGGTGGTGGTGGCGGTGGCACGGGCATTTACGGTGGCTGGGGAACGTCGGGAACGTCAACTGCCCGTGCGTTATCAGCCTCATGGTCGGGAACCATTGGAACAGGACTTCCAATCACCACGGGTATGTACCTTACGTTCACCCCCCAAACAGATGCTGGTGGAACAACGTATTACTATTACTCAATCCAACAGGTAACTTCGTACAACTCTGCCACAGGTGCATTGTCTTGCACGCTAGTTTCGTACAGCGGCCCAGCAACGACGTACACGACTTGGTATGTCACTCCAAGTCAAAACAACGGACAGGTTGCAAACCCTTGCTCTGCCCACACGGTTGGCGCCGCTTCGTACAACACTTACGGTGGCTTCGGCGGTTCCACTTGGGGCAACACGGGAACTGCTGGCGGTGGCCTCATCAACTACTACAACTTTCTTAGCGGTACGTTTGCTGGCTTCACCTCAACCAATACTCCGCAGGCGTATCTGTATTGCAACGGCGGCTTCCCAGGCGGTGGTCTTGGTGGAAACGGTGCGAACGCAACCCCCGACGCTGGGACGGGTTCAGGCGGTGGTGGCGGTGGAGCGTTGCTTTACGCTAACAACATCAGTCTCGTGCAAGGAAACACCTACACGATTACTGTCGGCTACGGCGGTATCAACAACAACCCCAGTTACAACAACCAGTCCTTCACGCCACCAATCGGCTGGTGGCCTCAAGGTGGAAACGGCGTTGTGCGCATCTGTTGGGCGAGCGGAGCGGCCTATCCATACACAGGCATCGCAGGGGCACTGAACCCCTACCTCGGTGGGTATCAGGAAGTCGTCCACACAAACGGGGTATAGTCGTCTCCATGACGATTTCAGTGTTCACGCCCAGTCACAATCCAAAGTGGCTAGATGAAGTGTACGAAAGCCTCAAAGCGCAGACGAATCCCGACTGGGAATGGGTGGTGTTGCTGAACAACGGCGCAGAGTGGGACATGCCTGACGACAGCCGTGTCAGAGTTTCACACGCCAAGCCAAATGTCAAGGGCGTGGGCGCACTGAAAAAGCGTGCGGTGGAGTTGTGCAACGGCGACATCATCTTGGAACTTGACCACGACGACCTTCTTCTGCCGACGGCGCTCGACGAGGTGGTCAAGGCATTTGGTGGAATGCCCGACGTTGGCTTCGTCTACTCCGACTTCTCGCAAATAAACGAGGATGGAACACCGAACTACTCTCGGTTTGATGACAACTACGGGTGGTCATACTACGCAGACCGCAACTACCAAGTGGTGAAATCAAAGTCCCCACACCCTCATCACGTCGCATACATCTGGTATGCACCAAATCACCTCAGGGCGTGGCGCAAGAGCGTTTACGAAGCGGTGGGTGGCTACAACGACACCTTCGTTGTGCTTGATGACCAAGACCTGATGTGCCGCATGTACCAAATCACGTCATTTCACCACATACCCAAAAACCTCTACTTGCAACGGGTGCACGCTGGACAGACGCAAGCGCAAGCCGACATCAACCCAGCAATCCAAGACGGAACGCAACAGTTGTACGAACGATTCATCTCGGACATGATGGTGAAATGGGCCAAGGACAACAATCTGTTTGCCTTCGACCTCGGCGGTGCACACAACCCAGCCAGCGGCTACCAGACAGTAGACCTCAATGAGCCTGCCGACCACGTTGGTGATGTGTTTGACATCCTCGGCGCTTGCCCCGACAACTCGGTAGGCGTACTCCGTGCCAGCGACTTCCTCGAACACCTCGACCCAATGCGCAAGGTTGAGATTTGGAACGAAATGCACCGTGTACTGGCAAATGGTGGAATGGTGCTTAGCCTGACCCCCAGCGCCACTGGCGTAGGAGCGTTTCAAGACCCGACGCACATCTCGTACTACGTTGAGCAGAGCCACTGGTACTGGACAGATGCCAACTACCGTCGTTTCGTCCCAGCCATCACCGCCAAGTTCCAAGTCTCTCGCCTGCGCACTTACTTTCCCAGCGAGTGGCATCAGCAGCAGAACATCAGTTACGTCCAAGCCAACCTCATTGCCCTCAAAGAGGACAGCGAACGCTTCGGTGGTATTCTTAGTATCTGAGCGACCATGTAGAAGGTGAAATGTCAAGGGGTGTCAAGTACAGCCAAGCCTTCTTCAACGGCGGACAGTACGATTTCGCAGGGCGTTTCCTGAGCGGTGCGAGCGAAAACTCCCAATCGCAAAAGACCAACGCTGAAAAGGCTTCAGAGAGCAACAAAGCATACGCCGCCACTGAACGCCAATACACCGTCACTACCAAGTCACAGACCCGTAATGAGACTGGATTGACAACGGTACTGCTAGAGGCGACCAATGGTGAAAAGTCTGTTTCGTCATCAAAGATTGGTCAGGGTGCAGAGGCGAGCAACACCAACGCCGAGCGTGCGGTGTCGTCCGCAAAAACCAACGCCAATGCCACGGTTTTCACCACAGAGGTTGCTAACCAGCGTGCGTACAACAAGACATCGCAAACGCTTGGGGCGCAGGCAACGAACGCCGTCAAAGTTGTTGCCATTATTCGTTCTGCTATTTCCGCTTTGGTGGAAAAATCAACTTCTGGTCGCATCTACGCCAGTGTCAAGAGTTCGCAAAGTAGCGAACTTCCAAATGTCGAGACAGCCAATCAGCGTGGCTATGTCATGACCGACAATAACCGTTCGGTTGACATTGAATCAATCTTTTCAAGCGCCGTCGGTGGGATTGCCCTTAGTGGGGTTGTTACAAGTGGCGCAACGCAGTTTTACGCTTACGCCTCTTTTGTTATAGGTGATTACTACGGGAAGGTCATTCGATTCTCAAATGGGAACGCATACGTTGACATTCCCGTTGTGAAAGTTACATCTTCAACACTCATTCACACAGGCGACCCGTTCACCACCTACTACCTTGCTTCCCCCGTCCCAACCGTCAACGGGAAGTCAACATGGACTTTGGCAGGTTTCTACGGCGACTACAAGGACAACAATGTCGTCTCATACAGGGGCATCAGCACAGAGGCAACGGCTGGCGCACAAGCCCACGGCTACAGCGCAGTTGATGCTGAACCGTACCTCGTCGAAAACCAAGAAGTTGCCCGTGCTGCAAACTTCCCACGCACTTCTGAGGCCAGTGAAATCCTGTCGCAGGAGAATGGCAAGGCTTACTCGTCGGTAAAGAATGGGGCCACGTCGGAGACGCAGGCAACTAACGCCACCAAGTCACGCACCGTATCTGAAACAAGTGAAACACCATTGACCGAAAGTACCGTCGGTTCCAAATCTCGTGGCGTAACCGAAACAAACGAAACGGCGTTGGTGGAATCAACCGAAGCAGCCAAGTCTGCTCAGTACCTCGCCGCCGCACAAGCCGCCGAGGTGGAAAAGGCGGTAGCAGCCAAGGCATACGGCACTTCCAAAACAAGCGAAACCACGCTCACACAAAAGACTGAGGTTGTCAAGTCTACCTCGTTCTTCGGCGCTGCTTACTCCGCTCTGGTGGAATCAACCGTTGGTTACCGTGCGGTAAGTGCCGTCCGAACTGGCTCCGCTGCGCTTCGCCAAGCGACCAGTGCCATAGCGACGTACTTCAAGTACTCGGCAGCAATCACCAGCCTGTTCGGTTTCAAGAACCCAAATCCGTTCTACACCGAGAACACCGCCGAGACGTTCGTCAACCCCAACCAGCAGTCGTTCACCACCCAAAACACGGCAGAGGGATTCCGAGAGGACGGGGTATCATCGTATGAGGACGGACAGTAGTTTCACCTCTTTAGTCGCCAAAGGAAAGCAATGACCATTCATTACCCCACCCCTGCCGCAAGCCTGCCAGCCGCAGCATTCCAATGGTTCGACGCAAGCGGTGCACTACTGGATTTCAGTAGCGGATGGACGTTCAAGATGACGATTGGTCAGCCACCCAACGGTGCCACGATTACCAAGACCAACCAGACCTACTTCGTGACCAACTCGACTGTTCCACCTACTGTGGGGCAGCCAAACTTGACTGTCAACTGGGCCGTTGGCGAACTCTCGTCCTTGTCGGCAGGGCGTTGGCGCTTCCAAATCACCGCAACACAAACCTCGAACGGCGCATCTCGTGTACTCACGGGCACGCTCGTCATTGATGAAAGCGTGCTCCAATAATGGGATGGACTTACTCAGGCAATCCGAACAGTTCCCTCAAAGACCAAGTTCGCTTCATGATTGGTGATACCGTCGAGGCGAATCCCTTGATTCAGGACGAGGAAATCTACTTCTGCTTGGCAGAGGTGAACCAGAACCTCTACCGAGCCGCCTCAAACGTCTGCTACAACCTCGCAGCGCAGTTCACGGGCCTCGCTCAGAGCGAGAGCAAGAGCGTCGGCGGACTGGACATCAGCAAGTCCTACGGTGACCGTGCGCAACGCTACGAACGTCTCGCCAAGGACTTGTTGCTCCGTGGTCGTCGTGTCAACCCACCATCGGTTTCAGCAGACCCCAACGCACTGGGTGCGGAACTGAAGGTTGGCGAGTTCGACCCCTACTACGCCGTTCCAAATGCGTGGCCTTCTGGCTCCGTCCTTGGTACCACCACGACGTATGGCACGGGCTACTCGCCCGACTACGCAGGAGAGTACTCGGCTGAGACTGGTCAAATCGTTGAGGAAGTTCCGTAATGACGATTTACTACGGCTATGAAGAACCCAATGGACTTGGTGGAATAGCCGCCACGGGCATTGACGCTGACCTATTAGCCCTGATGAACCAGCCTATTCTTATCGAGAATGTCATCGCCAACCCGAACTACAACCCGTCAAATCCGACGGCAACGCTGGACGGTTACGGGCGGCACTTTGTGAACTCATCGGGCAACTCTAGTTCGACGGTGGAATACGGAGCGGCGACGCAGTATTTCTGTCGCTTGGAGTACCAGACCAAAGTGTTGGCGACCATCAATGGACGTGACCTCGTTAGTTCGGGCCGTGCGTACCTCAACGGGTTCTACTTGGGCATCAGCACCGAAAGCCGTGTGACCCTTCCAAATGTCACTAATCCTGCGCAGCAGCACCCCATCATCATGTTCGTTGAGCAGAACTACGACGAGAACGGTTTGACGGGCTACAACACGGTTCTTCACTTCGAGTAGTGAAATAATGCCTCGAACACGCCCGTTTGCCCGTTTCAAGATTGACCCCAGCACCCTTCCCGTACCTGCAATCATTCGCCGCAGCATCAACAAGCATGTGGCCCTCGCAATCAACGAGGTGATGAGCGGTGTGTTCGCCAAGAGCCAAGAACTCGTCCCCGTCGACACGGGCGCTCTGAAGGCATCTGGCGTGTTTATTCCAGCAAAGTCAATAATGGCGAACTACGAGAAGCCGCAGGCGTACATCAACTACGGCAACGCCGACGTTGACTACGCCCTCTACGTCCACGAGAACCTCGAAGCACGTCACGAAGCCCCGACGCAGGCGAAGTTCCTAGAAACACCACTGGCGCAATCTGAGGCGAAGTTGATGGAAGCCATAAAGAAGGCTACGATAAAGGGAGCACTCATGGGATGGAAGCACTAATGGCGATACTTGATGACATCGGACGGTTCCTTAGCAGCCAGAACCTTTCCACCCCATACGGCACACTCACCCTTGGCGTGAACCTCTTTCTGGGCCGCACCCCTGCTGAAGCGCCCAACCAAACCGTGACCGTGTACGAGTACCTCGGTCAGGAGCCGAACTTCACCATGGGGCCGAACATCTCGGCGTTGGAGTTCCCTCGAATCCAAATCTCCGTCCGTGGCATCCCTGAGGACTACCCGAACACCTACGCATGGGCAGTCGCCATCCGCAACGCCTTTGCAGGCCACGTCGTCCCCGATTCCACCTACTTCCCCTACTGCATCCGCATTGCCACCGAAGGCATCCCGAACTACCTCGGCCCCGATGAGGTCGAGCGCCCCAAGTTCACCATGAACTTCATCATGACAACCAACGCAACAAACGGAGTTCCAAATGTCTAGTGAGTATGTGCCAAATCCCATAATGCTCGCCCTGCGTTCAGCACGGATGGCGAACGAGGCGGCCCTACACGCCATCCGTGCAGCAGAGCAGTTGCTCACCATGATTGAGGACGAGCCAGTATTGGAATCACCTGAACCTGTACAAGAAGTGGTACAAGAAGTGGTACCAGTCGGCTGCACGCACGAGAATGCTATGTTGGTGTCCACGATGTCGGGTTCGTACAAGGTGTGCGAGTGTGGTGAACAGATAGAAGAATAATAGATTCTTGCTTTTGTCACAGCCATACTGTAAGATAAGTAGACGCAGTTAGCCGCTGCGGTTTTCCCACTGATAGGAGTGATTATGAATAAGCGTAAGGGTCACGACAAGTGGAGTGGTGTTTACCACGCCGCTTGCAAGACGTGCAATGCGCACCTAAGCCCACGAGGTAGTTCGTTCCAAGGGGCGAAGTTTGCGAGGGCTTGGCTTGACACAGAGGCAGGAGAAAAGGCGTTCGCAGACCACGTTTGCGACCCAGAGTTTGTCGAGGTTGTCGCCAACCGAATCGCTTACAAGAAGGAACTCGCCGCCAAGCAGAAGCAGAACACCGCCAAGTTGCGTGAGCAGCGCCTAGCAGCACGAGCAGCGTTCATAAATGCCCCTGCTTCCGATACCCCTGCCCCACCCGTCCTCGCCCGTATGCTGGGGGGATTCTAACTATGGCTAAGAGAACCGCTACTACATCAGCACCAACGACCATCGCCCATAAGTGGGTCGCCGTCGAGGAATGGAACGGGTTCTTGAAGGACGACCCCATTGTCATCAGTGGTGAACGAGGGGACTTCAAGTTCATCTCGGCCCACGTCATTGACGGTGAGGCCATCAGCATCATCGTCCACGGCGGTGTCTATGGACACGTCACCATGCGAGCCTTCTATCCCAACAGGGTCAGCAAGCCACACGCCAAGAAGCGACGGAAGTCTGAAGCAGACTGACATTTCCAATACGAGTGGTACGATTTTCCGTAGGAACGTCCCGAAAGGCACTCATGGCTAAGGCTACCCAGTCGTATCAAGTCACCAACGCCGACATTGCTTACAACGGCAAGGTTGCCACGGTTGGTTCCATCATCTCCGATTTCCCAGGCGAGGACATCGCTTGGTTGCTTGCCGATGGCTGGATTGTCGCCGTAAGCGCATCAGCAGCCACGCCAGAAGCCCCTGTGACGGCTCCTGAGCCTGTTGCCGATACCTCGGTACCTGCCGAAAACACGACTGAAGAGAGCAACTAATGGCTACTTTCATGATTGGTAAGAACACACGAGTACTCTTCTCGAACCCCACGTTCACCTCGGCTACCGTCAACGGCACTTGGGCCACGTCGTCGAGCACCATCACCATCATCGAAGCGACGAACGCCCCCCTCTACGTCGGCATGACCGTGGCTGCAACGGCTGCTGGAGTTCCTTCGAGCACCATCACGGCAGTCTCAAACTCGCTCACGAGCCAGACCATCACCATCAGCGGTACGACCACAAGAACCGACATCAGCGGTACGGTTCCCATCGCCGTCACCGCTCCTGCTGGCTACGGTGCAGACCTCTCCCAGTACTTCAACGACGTATCAATCTCACGAGGCATCGAAGCCACGGAGACGACTGCGTTCCAAACCAACGGTGTCAAGTCGTTCATTCAGGGCCTGCGTGAAGGCTCCCTAAGCATGTCGGGCATGTTCGAGCAGTCGCTTGGCGGTGTTGAGAACGCCTTTGGTGCCGCCTTCCAAGGCAACAATGACGACGGATTCCTCATCTTCCCCGATGGTGGAACGGCTACCGCCACTGGTGGCCCTGACTTCCGCTGCCACTTGGCTCAGGTGGTGGAAACCAAGTACGACATCAAGTCGCCTGTCGCTGGCGTTGTCGCCATTGACATGGAAGCCACCGCCGACGGCGGTGTGTGGAACGGCGTGGGTCAGTACCTTCCTGCCACCGTGCTGAACGGCGCAGGTACGTTCTACACGGCTGCCTCACTCACCTCTTCAGGCACGGGTTCCTCGAACGGTGGTCAGTTGCACTTAGGCGTTTTGACCCTGAACGGCACGTCGCCAACGATTTCAGTGCAGTTGCAGCACTCACAAACGGGTAGTTCATGGGTTCCTGCCACTGGTGGCCCTGAGGGTGTCGCCTTGACCTCGCTAGGTTCAAGCATTCAGATTTTGACTGGTACGATTTATTCGTACACACGGCTCGCAGTAACGCTGGGCGGCACAAGCCCCTCAGCGGTGGTCTATTACGGGTTCGCCCGTTACTAAGGAGTAACAATGCCAACTTTCCAGCACGGTAAGAATGCCTTTCTCGCCCTCGGATTCGAGAACGCAACCACGCCCATCAACACCTACACGTCCATGAGCACCACGACGTTCACGGGTACTGCTGGTACGTTGGTTACGACTGGTTCGCTCCTTGCCTCAGACAACGTTCTGTACACCAACTCGTCGGGTACGTCGTACTACGGTTTCTTCGCCAACGCCGCCAACAGCCAGAACCTTTCACCCCTGCCTTCGTTGACCGTTCCGCTGCTTACGGCGACCCAGCCCACCACGTCGAGCACGAGCATCTTCTCCGTCGCTACCATCGCCGCAGGTGCGACTTCGGGTACGGGCTACTTGCTTCCAATGTGGAACATTTCACCATACATCAACGACGTGGACTTCCCAACTGCCATTGCTGCCGAAGAGACGACCTCGTTCAACGCCTCTGGTGTCAAGTCGTTCATCGTCGGTCTGAAGGACTACACGGTCACCTTCTCTGGTCACTACGATTCGGCTTCGACCATCTTCGGCCTTACTGGTCTTGACGCTGCAATGCAGTCGGCTCTGAACTACCAGAACACCGCTGGTCAGTTCATCTCCTTCGTCTACGGCCCCACCGACCCAGGTGCCTTTGCTGGTGGCGCTGCCTCAGTGAAATACTACGGTCAGGGCATCTTGACGAAGTACGACCTGAAGTCAACGGTTTCGGGTGTTGTCACCTTTGACGCTGAACTTCAGGTCACGGGTGTCGTCTCTCGCTCGCTTATCTAATCCATAGAGTAGGCTATCCTGTAGGTGGGTTTTGCCCACAACGAACAGGAGAATAATGTCAACCCTTAGTGAAAAGATTTTTGCTGCCGACGACATCCAGTCGGAACTTTACGATGTTCCAGCATGGGGCGTTGAGGTTCTGGTCAAGGCTATGACCGCCAAAGACCGTGCTCGGATGATTGGCAAGGCTCAGAACGAGAACAACGGCATCTTTGCCCTAGAGGATGTTCTTCCCGACTTGGTGATTCACTGCACCTTCGACCCCGTATCGGGCGAGCGTGTATTCCTTCCTACTGACCGTGATGCTCTCATGGCGAAGTCGGCTGCCGCAATCGAAGGCATCGCTGCCGTCGCCCTTCGTCTTTCGGGCATGGGTGAAGATGCGGTGGACGAATCGGGAAAAGACTTCTCGCCAACCCAGAGCGACGATTCCTCTTTGTCCTAGCGGAAACGTTGGGGCGGACGGTTGAGGAACTCTTAGAGGGTTCGCCCTCACACCGTCCGCTCTCATCCCCTGAGTTGGTGGAATGGTTGGCCTTCTACAAACTTCGTGCTTATGACCAAGAGCAGGAAATGGCGAAGGCCAAAAACGGCTATTAGTCAAAGGTGAAATAGACTTCAGGTCTAGGAGCGTGCCGTTATGTCTATGTCAGGTGGAATGGAATCTGCTGCCCAACTTCGGGTACAGATTATTGGTGACCCCACCAACCTTCAAGAATCACTAGACGCTGTATCGGCACACGCCTCTAACGTCGCTGGTCGCATGACCAACTTGTTTAGCAACGTTGGTGGAATCGTTGGCTCAGCCATTGCTTTCGGTGGTGCATACGCACTGCTTAGCAAGGGTGTAGACCTCGCCTCGCAACAGACCAGTTTGCAGGCGCAACAGGCCGTCTTGGTGAAAAACCAAGGCTCCGCAAGTATGGCGTTTGTTGGCGGCTTGTCAACCGTTCTCGGTACGCAGACAGCCATCAACAAGGCTGGTGAACAGTACTCGGCGCTGCTCGACCAACAGGCGACCAAGATGTCGTTCCAAACTGGTATCTCGAAGAACAGCATCATTCAGGCCCAGAATCTTCTGATTCCAAACCAAGACCTGACAAAACTGTACAACTCGCAGAATGCTGAAACGAAGAAGAGCGGCGACTACCTAAACCAGTCATTGATTGCTGCCGCCAACCTTTCAGCACAGATGGGTTCACGAGGAAGCGTCGTCACGGGTGCCAAGGCGCTGGGGCGAGTGCTTGCCGACCCTGCCAAGGCAATGAGTTCCATGTCTCGCATGGGATTCCACCTCTCGAAGCCCATGCAGGAACAAATCAAGTTGACGGAGAAGCGCAACGGCCTTCTTGCCGCTCAGCAGTTGACCATCAAGGACATCAACTCACAGTTGGGTGGCACCGCAGAGGCCGCCATTACACCAGTTGAACGCTTGCAAAACGACTTCAACAACCTCGGTCAGACACTGGGTCGAGGGCTGATGCCCGTCATTGACAACATGGCAGCACTGCTGGGTGCGGCTCTCCAAGCAGCCATGCCACTCTTCAACGCTATTGCCCAGTCCATGACGCTGGTGTCGTCCACGATTGGTAATGCGCTTGGTGCCTTGGTTACCAGTTTCATGCCGATGATAAAGATTTTCACCTCAGGATTTCTTCCTGCATTGCTGGCGGTACTGAAGCCAATCATCGGTTTCTTCTCGGCAGTTGGACAAATCTTGTCAAAGGTGTTCAGCAGCAAGGAGATTGGCATCTTCGTCAACCTCTTCATCAAGTTGGGTACCGCCGTCGCTGGTGCCATTTTACCTGCCCTGAATGAACTGGCTGGGATTTTCAAGAAGTTGGAGCAGAGCGGACAACTCACGCAGTTGCTCAACGCCTTTCTCGGCGTTCTCACCGCAATCCTTCCCGTGCTCCCAACTTTGGTTACGGCATTTGCTCAGATGCTCCAAGCCGTCATGCCCATTATCCCGTACTTTGCGGAACTTGTTACCATTCTGGCGAAGATTTCAGCCAAGACAATCAATGCCTTGGTTAGCGGCTTCGATGGTTTCGTAAGGGTCATTACCAAGTTCAAGCCGTTGTTTGCGGTACTTGGTGGAATCATGTTGGCGTTTGCCGCCGTTTGGTTCTCGAAAAAGTTGTTCCAAACCCCGATGATGGCCCTTGTGCAGGGTACTGAAAAGATGGTGGGCAGCGTCTTGCGCCAGACCATCCGCATGAAGGCTGGGTTCAAGGGTGCCTTCTCAGGTATTCGTGAAGAGGGTGACAGCGCCTTTGCAGGAATGGGCATGGGTTGGCGCAAGGGCTTGGCTGCTGCTGAAAAAGACATTCGCCAGCGCCAGTTGAACATGATGGTTCTGACCAAGCAGGTCAACCCACGCTCCGCTACTCGACTTCAGCGCATGCTCGACGTGCAAGGCCCCCAAGCCGAAGAAGTTTACAAGAACGCTCGCTTGCAGACCATGCCATTGTTCGGTAAGTACTTCGCCGCCCGACAGAAGGCTGGTGAAAGCGATGCCGCTTACGAGGCCCGTCAAGCGGAACTGAAGAAAGCACGAGGGGTGAAAAACTACCTGCTCGGCTCAAACCTCAGCGTTCAAGAGTTCATGAAGCAGTCGCAGTTGCCCAGCGAGGACGAAGAGGGCAACATCTCGGCTCTGAACGAGAACACCAAGGCGCTGCAGGCATCCGCCGACATGTTCAAGACGGGCATGAGTTCAACCGTCCACACGGGCGCTGAATCATACAAGAACAGTCCATACTACCAAGCGATGATGATTGCTAGTGCTAAGCCTGGGGGGACGACGCAGGAAGAAAAGGATGCTTGGAGCGCCAAGACCTATCAGAAGATGAAGCAGATGGGCGAAGAAACCGCTCGCCAACGATTAGCCACTGAAAAGTCTGCGAAGTCATTGGACAGCATCTCAAAACCTTCGTTCTTCAGCCGCCTCGGTGGTCGTTTCGGCGGCACGGGTGGTGGTCGCCAGTTCGCATCGGGCGTTGGTATGGCGGCGACTGGTGCGTTCGGTGCCGCAACGTCGTTTGCCCTTGGTGGTGGAATGGGCCAGTTGTCGCAGTTGGGCAAGGGCCTTTCAGACTTGTTCAACGGCAAGAAGGTTGACTGGAGCGGCATGATGACGGGCGCATTGCAGTTGAGTGGTGAACTCGGCTCGATGGCTCCGCTTGTTCATGGCCTCGGCAACATGTTTGGCGGCCTTGGTGCGATTGTCAAGAAGATGTTTGGCTCTGAAGTCCTTGAAGCCGTCGCCGCAGGAACGGGAACCGAAACCGCAATCGGTACGTCAATGACGACCATTTCTGGTGAAGCAGCGGCAATGTCTGCCAGTGTTGAAGGGAACTTCGCAACCATAACGGGCGTTGCAGGTTCCACGGGGACAGAATCCGCCACTTTATTTGGGGCCTCTATGACGACCATTTCGGAAGAGGCCGCTGCGATGAGCGCCGTCGTTGAGGGTAACTTCACCACAATCGGGGCTGTTGCCAATGCCACGAGTGCACAGATGGTCACCGATTTCACTGGTGCAACAAGAACCGTTGACGCAGAAATGACTGCCACCGAGGGGGCATCCGTTGGCGTGTTCGGCAAGATAAGCACGACAGTGAAAACATTTGCTGCCAACGCCGTATCTTGGATAAAGGACTTTTCCCTAACCGCTGGCATTTGGATGTCAAACCTCGCCTCTGCCGTCAGTGATGCGTTCTTGCTCATGGCAGGAAAGGCCAAGAAGTTTGCCCTTACTGCACTGTCATGGATGAAGAACTTTGCTCTAGCCGCAGGGACTTGGATGAAAAACCTTGCTTCTAGTGCTGGAACGGCGCTTGCGTCCATGGCGGGCAAGGTCAAGGCATTTGCTTTGACTGCTGGGGCTTGGGTAAGGAACTTTGCTTTGACTGCTGGGACTTGGATGAAGGGCTTTGCCTTGTCCGCTGGGGCTTGGATTAGAAACCTTGCGACCACAGTTAGTGACGCATTTGTTCTTATGGCAGGGAAGGCAAAAGCATTTGCCCTCTCCGCCTTGGGAGCCATAAAGAAGTTTGCCGTTGCCGCAAGCACCATGATTACCGAAACGATTATCCCTGCGATTGGTGAAATGGCTGGGGCGTTCAAGGGGTTTGTCCTGAGCGCACTTGCAGGAATGAAGGAGTTGGCGCTTGGTGCATGGGCGGCTATCACCGAAACCATCATCCCTGCCATCGTGGAAATGGGTGCGGCACTGTGGACTGCCCTGCTTCCAATCTTGCCTGAACTCTTGCTGATTACGGGCGCAGTAGCCCTTGTCGGCACTGCGGTGTACCTCATCATCAAGTATTGGAAGGATGTCAAGCACTGGGCCGTTGACGCTTGGCACGGCATTGAGGACGCAGCGAGGGTTGTTTTTGGTTGGATTCAGGGCGCTTGGGGTGGAATCATGGACGCTGGCAAGGTCGTCATGGGATGGTTCGTCAGTGCTTGGAACACCGTTCTCAGCAGCGCCAAGGGCGCATGGAACGGCATAAAAAGTGCAGCAAAGACCGTGTTTAGTTGGATTGAGGGTGCTTGGGGCGCAGTAATGGGCGCTGGAAAAAAAGTCATGAGTTGGTTCGTTGGCGCATGGGGTGATGTTCGTGGGGTTGCCGTTGGTGTGTGGCACGACATCTTGGGCGCTGGTAAAAAGGTGTGGAGTTGGCTTACTGGCGCATTCGGTTATGTGGAGAACGTTAGCAAGAACATGTGGGACGGCATGTACAACGGGTTCGTTACCGCCGCCAACATGATTATCAAGGCGTACAACACCACACTTGGAAACGTTTTTGGTTGGCTTGGCATGGGTGGCGGAGCGAAGTTTGGCTACCTGAAGCCAATCGGTGCCCCAAGTGCATCTGGTGGAAAGACGGCCCCGACGACTGCTGGGGCGATGAACGTACACATCCTCAGCGCCTCTGCTGCGGCTGGAAAGGCACTTACGGGTACAAAGGGTTCCAACGTGCCCCACACCACCGTAAACGTCCACCAAGGGGCCTTCCAAGTCAACGTACAGGGTTCACTGGACAGCGCATCCATGTCGGACGTGAAGAATCACGTCAACGAACAGTTCAAGCAACTGAAATACGCAGTGCGAGCGCAAGGACGCTAAACGCTGGAACAGTAGTAAAGTGGGGGTCAGCCCATGAAAGTCCTTACGTTACGCCCTAAATCTACGGTTGCTTCGCAGGGTAACTGGACAGTCGTCAACTCATCAGACCACGCCGATGCCGTAGACGACGTAACGCACTTCTCGGTAGCCACGATTCCCGACCTTTCGGGCAACACTTACTACGGTCAAGCACAAGACCTGTACCAGTTTTTCACTACCAGTACGACGCTCCAGCAGGCAAATGTCGGAACTCGCAGCGCCAACGCCGCCAACAGTTTCAACCCAAATGATGGTACGGCAGTCACCTACTCGGTGACAGGCGTGACGGCTTCGGGAACCGCCGCCACATACTCGTACACGCAATCAGCATCGGGTGCAATCCCCAACACAAGTGCGTACATCTCCGTCTCCATGACGAGCACCGCAACGGCGTATAACATCACCAACGCCCTGATTACGGCTGCTTCATCTACGTCATTCACGGTGGCAAGCACGGCCTCGGCTGGCACCGTTTCAGCAACGGGTACGGCAACACAGGCGTTTGCCCAGACGGGTGGCGACTTCTTCCTCTACGTCAACGACATCACTCGATTCCGTTCTGGTCAAATCGTTGCCATCTTGGAAGGCTTGCAGCAAGGGCAGACCCCCTACTCGGCAGCCGCCACCTCGACTGACGCTTACTACAGCGAGTGGTTAGATTTCACTGCGACGGGCGTGATTCCAAATGTCCCGTACAAGCAGTCCGTAGACCCCGTGGACTACCCAACGTCGTCGCTGATGCTTCCTCAGGGGTACCAGAACATCTCGACGGTGATGTCGCCCAACTTGCAGTTCTACAAGCCGCCAGCGAACAAGTACATGGGGCAGTTCCTTTCAGCAGCCCAGAGCACGGCCTACATCCTCGGTCAAGCGCCAACCCCCTACGCAGTCGGCAACGGCTCAGCCTCGCCTTGGTATGTTGCCACAAGTGGTGATGCGCAGGCGCTTTCCAATCTGACAAGCATCTTGCCTGACGCTACGGTGTCAAACTATGCAACAGCCACGCCGCCCACGGTTCTCTCGATTTCGATTGGCTATTTCAGCACCGCCATCAACGTGTCAAGCACCGCTTACTTCGCAGTAGGCCAGACCGTCACCATTTCGACCAAGCCGCAGACCACGCTTACGCCTGCCTCAATGGGGTGGAATGCAGGGAAGATTATCTCGATTTCC